TAACTAGGTTAATGCTATCTATATAACACATTACCTCTCGCTTCGTTCCTATTGCTAAAGAGTTTTTATGAACTGTGTTGTGTTTTTCGACTGCCAACATGCAATCTATATCAACTAGTGAGCCCAATTTGTTTGGTGGCTTCCTACCTCTGGGTAGTCAATCAATATGTACGTGTGCTTCTATACGAGAGCGTTTTCCACAGCGGTATTTCTAATCTGGCCCGCCAACCTTATGTGTTGGAATGTTTTGCCTGTATGTGATGTTCTAGAAGTGCCTGTTTTAGTTTGTCTGATCCGCCTACTCTAACATTAATGATACCATTGTAGTAATCATCTGTTTCAAGTACTCGCCTATCAAACTGCTCTCGTGCCTCAATGTAGGACATTTCGCCCCTACCTTTACATAGGTATAATATTTCTCTTGTAAACTTATCTTCGCCTAGTGTTGCAACGTCTGCGTTTAGCCTATCACTGGAGCCATAATAATCTCTCCAGTCGCTTTCTTTAGTTCCGCGTCTTTTGTTTTTCTTGCCTTTGAGTGGTGGCTTAGTAGTTTTAAACTTTGCTAGTTTCTTGCCTATGTATTTTTGATCAGTAGTGGTGTTGGTAATAAGATAAACAAAGCCTTCATACTCATCTGGTATTTCGTCAATTGTTTTTCCTTCATAAGTCCACTGCATCAAGTATATATGTGTGCCTAATCTTTTTTAGCCTCTAATTTGGTTCCAAATGTTGTATGTATTTCTTCCATACGTAATTTGCTTAATCTACGAATTTCTCTTAGCCATTTTCTGCTTGCTCGATGTGTACGGTACGATACACGATTCTCAAAATTTTCATTTTCTTTAAAATATTCAAGATACGCCTTAGTCAATTGATCGTGTATATCGTCTTCCATTATTCTACAATCTCAATATCGTTTTCGTATGATGTAAATCCGTTTTCTTTTATAACTTTCATTAGATGATTAACTCTACCAATAAGTTCATCTTTATGAGATATAAGGAATACATTTTTATGACGCTCTCTGCCCATTTTTTTAAGTACAGATAACGCACCTTCAACTCCGGCAGTGTCCATTCCACTATCAATTAACTCGTCAATAAACAATAAGTTAATATTTTGATATAGACTTTCCCACACATCTCTAAATGCAAAACTCATACCTAATATAAGTCTATTGCGTTCGCCTCTTGATAAGTTATCAAAGTCTAAGTCTTGTCCTAGTTGTGTGATTTCAACATTTAAATCGTTTTGGAACACAACTTGATGTGGTAATCCTAGTTTGTCAAGATAGTATGTAAGTCTGTTGTTTAAGTATGCTAGATTCTGATCAATAATCTTTTTACGAATAAAACTATCTTTGTTTGTAAGTAATTTTAGTAGAAAGTCTTGATGTTCTTTAAACGTAGTAAGATCATTTACTACGTCCCACTTAATTTCTTGTATAGCACTGTTGTTTAGTTCGTCAATTTGTGCTTGATAAGGATCTGCTTCATTTTGTTTTGAAGTAAGTGCAGTTTTTAAACTATCAACATTTTGCCTGTGTTCATATGCTTCTTTAGCAGTTTCGTAGAACACAGTAGGCTTGCCATTAATGTCACCAATCTTATCTAGTGCTATCATAACGTCTTTTACTTTAACAGTAACTTCAGACTGATACAATACAGCGTCATCAAGTTCTTTGCCCTTGCGTTCGGCAATTTCTGCTTTTTTGTCTGCATGTAGTTCTTGTCCACATGTATAACAAGTAGCATCTTCAAGATCTGCGATATCTTTATTTGCTTTTTCGACACTTCTGTCTGCACGTACTAATGCAGGCTCTAATGTACTAAGTTCTTTTTTAAGAGCCAAAATAGCATTATTATGTTCGGTCCAATTAGATAATTTTTCATGCGATTCTAATTCAGAATCAATGTCTAAATGCTCTAGTTCGTCGATTGCATTTACAAGATTTTCATTGTCTTGTTTATTTTTAGCCCTCCAAGCACGTTGGGTAGCCTGTAAACTTCCGATAGTAGTTTCAATTTTACTATTAGCAGTTTGTATTGCTTCAATCTTCAATCTTTCTTGAGTAATAGTATCTTTAGTTTGTTTAAGTTGATCTTTTAACGAATCGGCTTTCTCACTAAGGATAGTAATACCCAACAACTGTTCAATAATAGCACGTTGATCGTTTTGTCGCATACTTAAGAACGGTTCAGTATAGGTATTAAGTGCAACAATATGTTTAAACATATCGTGAGTCATACCTAATAGCGTATTGATAGATTCCTGCGTCTTGCGACTGTCACCTTGCGACTCATCTATTTGTTCTTGTTCTTGATTATTGATATAAAACTTTAATACATTAGGTGACCGACCACGTTCGATGCGATAGTTATTACTATCTTTTTCAAACTGTAATGTAACCAACATACCTTTGCTATTAGTTTTATTAATTAAGTTATTACGCTTAATATTTGTCAAGGCAGTGCCGTACAATGCATAACTTAGTGCATTAATAATAGTAGTTTTACCAGTACCATTACGTGATCCGCTATCATCTCCTCCTTGATCTAAATTTTCACCTAGCACAAGTGTTAGTTGTTCTTTGTTAAAGTCAACTGCTTGGGTTTGATTACCCACACTCATAAAATTCTTAACGGTTAAATCTTTAATTCTTATCATAATTCGTTATAGATGTCCAATAGCATTTTCTTATTAAAGTTCTCTGAGTCAATTGCTGTAATTTCTTTTGACACAATTTCGTCAACACTTTCAAAAGCCGAAATATCTAGTTCAGTTGATATCTCTTCAATTTGTTTCTGGGGAATAAGTGTAATTTCTCTACACTTATATTGGGTGATGTATGTTTCCTTGATAAAACTTGCTTCTTCATAACTAATCGGAACATCAATAGTAACACGCAAGTACATGTTACTTTTAATAATGTCTTGATTAGGATCAAGAAGTTTGCTAAGTGTAGTTGTACGATACTTAGGACATTCTTCCCAATTAAGATATACTGGTTCAGCGTCATTTTCTCTATCAAGTATCATCATACCACGTTCATCATCCCATGCGTCTGCATAATTGTGTGGAAATGCATTACCTAAGTAATGTACGTGGCCTTGTTTCTGCCGTTTATGAAAATGTCCGCTGAATACATATCGTTGATTAACAAAGTCTTCTGACCGCAGTTCTCCGTGATCGGGCATCTGCACCATTGCATTCATATAAAAACTAGGTAATTCAAAGTGTCCAAACATATATTTTGCTTTACACTTTTTAATAGTTCGCCATTCATCACCAATGAGCCATGGGACCATTGCAACATCTTCTATTTCTGTAAAGTTCTCAACAAGAGTAACTCCGGGTATATGTCTAGCAAATTCAGTTGAACTTACATCACGTTTATCTTTGTAATATAAATCATGATTACCTACAAACATATAAAACTTATCAAATGCTTTACCTAACTTTTCAAGACAGCGTATAGTTGCGTCCATAGTTGTTAGATTCAAACTATTTCTATTATGATGCCAGTCGCCGCAAAAGATCCCAACATCGCAGTTGTTTTCTTTTGCTTGTTCGATGTACCAGTCTACAAATGCTTCACAATCATCGTTGTGAACCCGTGAATTACCTTTTAACCCAAGGTGAATATCAGTAAAGACAGCCGCTTTCTTAAACACTTAGTTACTCCTATAGTTAACAATATTATACTTGAAAACATTAACAATGTCAACCGATTACTTTTTGTTAAGTTCTGCTTGTCGTTTCTGTTGTGCTTCCCATTCACCTGCATGTTGTCGGGTATAACTAGGATTCATGTTGTTCATTTCAAGAATATCGTCTCTAATATTTTGATTACGTTTTTCTAAATTGATAACACGTACAAAACTGTTAGTAACAGCCGCAGTATAATAAGCAAATGGATTTTGTGACTTAGATTCATCAAACTGCAAGCCAATTTGTGCTAATTGTAAGATTGCTTGTCCACGCATCTCGTCATTATACGTGTAACCACGTACATTGCCTCTTGTTGCATAACGATCACACAATTTCATCCACATCATAGCAAGTTTGTTTGTTGCTTTGCCGTGTGTTTTACTAAACCATCCGTTTTCCATGCCGCCTTCCCAATGAGATTTGCCTACACATACTAATTCACCATCATCTGTAAACTTATAATGTTTAAATGGAGGAAAATTAAGTTTTGTCTTTGTATCTGCAATAGTTTTTGGGTTCTTTTTACGTCCGGGCTCTTCTGGAATGTGATCAAACGTCATAATACGAAAAATTAGTTCTTCTTTAACCATTTTCTTATAGTCTACTTCACATTCTGCTTGTTTTACCTTCTCACCAGCAAGTTTTCTAGTTTCAAACGCTAGTTGGCTCTGTTTCTTTGCTTTATTACGTTTTGCCTCAGCAATAGTTCTAATATTAATTTTATCAACATCTAATAAAATGATGTCAAACATGGCATATTCAGGATCTGTATAAGAACAAAACGTACTTTTTGACTTATGTATTTCCTTTAATATGTCTTTGTTGTTTAAATAATTTACTTTCCTCATTAGGGCTCCAGTTTTTATGATATTACATACATTATAATATACGTAGTTAAAAAAGTCAACTAAATAATACTATTAGGAGTAAAGAAAATGCCAGAACCAGATTATGACCCAGGTAAACCGGGTGTTACTAAACGTATCCAGGGCGGACCAGCAGGCTCACCAATAATAAGCAGTAATGCTACCGGCGGTCCAGCAGGTATGAGTCGTGGCGATCATCATCCGGGTGTTAACAACTTGATGGGAAAACAAATACGTTCCAAAACTTTAAACAAAAATGCCCCTGACGGTGTAGCATCTAAAAAGCAATACACCGAAGCAAAAGTTGCTGATCGGCAAGGTGACAATGATTGGCGTGTTAGTATTTCTATACCACCGATTATTAAACAATTAAATTCACCACTATTACAGCCTTTACTCGAAAGCGGTGAAAGAATGATTTTTCCGTTTACTCCTTCAGTAATATTTTCACATAGTGCATCATATAGTTCAATGCAACCTGTACATACTAATTATCCTTTTTACAACTACCAGAACAGTAACGTTGACGCTATTACAGTGTCAGGTGATTTCTTTATTGAAACTAACGAAGATGCAAAATACTGGGTAGCGGCTGTTACGTTTTTGCGTACTCTTACAAAAATGTTTTATGGTGATAATGGAAGCGACACAGGAAATCCTCCACCAATTGTTAAATTTAATGGTTATGGTGAATATGTATTTAAAAGTGTGCCATGTGTAATTACAAGTTTTAACGTTGACATGCCTCAGGATGTCGACTATATGAAAACAAATATACAAGGCGCCGAAGCGGCATCCACTGGTAATGAAAATGCTCCGGGTACATGGGTCCCAGCACAAAGTTTAATGGCTGTAACACTACAACCAATTTACAGCAGATCACATGTTGAACAATTTAGTTTAAATGATTTTGTTAGCGGTAGTTTAATTAGTTCGAGAGGATTTTTATAATGGCATCATACAGTAGTTCTAGTCCTTGGAAAAACACTCCGATAATTAACAATAACTATCTAGGACATTTTAAAATTCGTGCAGTACCTGCAGAGTCAGATGATTATCTATATGAAATTGAGCCTCAGTATACAAATAGACCAGATCTGTTAGCATATGATCTTTATGGAAGTAGTAAATTATGGTGGGTGTTTGCACAGAGAAATATGGATACTATTAAAGATCCAGTATTTGATATGCAAGCCGGCGTGCAAATTTTCGTACCAAAAGGACCATCACTTAGAAATCTATTAGGAATATAATATGAGTTTTAAATCTTTATTCAGTAAAGTATCAAGTAAGGTTAATCTTATTAATACAACACTACCTGGTCTGGCTGAAGAACTTACTAATAATGTTAATCGTTCTTTAAATTCAATTAAAGCAGAAGGACTAGCAAATCTTAATAGTAAAATTGGTGACGTAGCCGGAGGACTAGGACTTACTGGTTTATCATCGTCAGTTGGCGGCAATGTATTTGCATCAATGCACCCAAAAACATTTAAAAGTAATTTATCAGCAAAACCTGGACCAATTGGATATAGCATTAAGCCAGGTGAACTGGTTCCTGGAGAGTCGCAACCACCATGGCCAAATGAACTAGAAGAATTTGCAAGTATGAATTGTATTATAACACTTGCGGCTCTTAGTCATAAAGAAATTAATGATCCGGATAATACCTATCGTAAAGACGGGCTTAAAAATATTGTATGTAAAACTGGCGGCGGCGCCGGCGTTAAGAAAAACAAAACACAAGTTGAAAAAGCACTTGGCGCTAATGTTGAATTTTTTATTGATGATTTAAATTTAAAAGCAATCGCACAACCGTCAATTAGTTATGGCGGAAATAGTAACGTAACTAATATTAGTTTTAAAGTTCAAGAACCTTATAGTATGGGATTATTCTATCAAGCACTTAAATTAGCCGCGGCAAAAGCAGGGTTTATAGATTATACTACTGCATGTTTTGTTATTATGCTAGAATTTAAAGGCTGGTCAGTAGACGGCACTCAAGTTGAAGTACCTTATTCTCGACGATTGTTACCTATCAAACTTACTACTTCTAGTTTTGTAGTAAATGAAGGCGGATCAGAATATCAAGTCGAAGGCATTGCGTGGAACGAGGTAGCATTAAAAGATAGTGTACAGCAAATTAAAACAGATCTTTCTTTACGTGGAAGAACAGTACGAGAAGTCTTACAAACTGGTGCATTTAGTCTTACTGGTCTAATTAATAAACGTCTGCAAGATTTAGAAGAAGCGAAACACGTTGATGTTGCTGATCAATATATAATTGTATTTCCTACAGATCCAAAGTCAACTAGTACACCAACTTCAGATTCGTCAGCAGGCATGAATCGTGCATCTGTAAACCCAGGATACGGTCCTGACGAGATACCAACTATTCCAGTCGGCGGCGTAAAAACTTATGATGGAAGTAATTTAGAAACATGGTGGCAAAGTATTAATGGAAGTGAAACCGCAGTTCCATCAGATTTTAGTGAGTATATGGCAGAAGTTTCTGGAAATGTAAAAAGTGCTAACAATTTAGAATTAATGCTTAAAAAATATGCGGCTAGTGACTTTAGCAATAATCAAATAGGCTCCTCATCAATGATTGGTAGTCCGCATGAAGGCGGCACACAACCTATGCCGGAACCTAAATTTGCAGGACCACCACATGCTGAAGATGCATTTTTAGAACGCCAAGCAGAAGCACAACAGTTTAACGATAAAGTCGCACAAAATAAAGCATTTGATGCTGAGTTTCCTATATTTTCTAGAGCAAATGCAAATATGCAATTAGATGGCGAAGTTAGAACTTTTAAATTTGCCGCAGGAATGCGTATACAAGAAATTGTAGAAGAAATTTTAATATCAAGTATGTACGGTAGAGAACTTGCACAACAACTAAGAGATTTAAAAGATCCGTTTGGGATGATTGAATGGTTTACAATTGAGACTGACGTTTATCCAATTCCAACTTCTGCAAATATTGCAAAAACTGGTAATCCTCCTACAATTCATGTTTATAGAATTGTACCGTATATGGTCCATGCATCATTATTTAAAGCACCAGCGGCAGCATCTCCAGGCATTCCAGAATTAAAAGCACAAGCGGCTAAAGAATACAATTATATATACACTGGTCGTAACAAAGATATATTAGATTTTCAAATACAATATAATAATAGTTTCATTTATCCTGTTCTTGCTGATAGAGGCTCATCCTCCGGTGCACAATCCACAGGCGCGGCAGGAACACAAATTGCTCCAGATCCAGAGCCTTCATATACAACTGGTGGAACCACTGGCAACGTGTCAGGTGGTGACGGTGTAGCAAAAACAGTAGAAGCAGTCAATACCAATACAGGTAACTCTGGAGGCTCGGGAAATGATAATTCTCAAATTGGTATTGCTAGAATGTTTAATGATAGATTTTTAAACTCTCTTGTCGACATGATACAAGTAGAAATGACAATCTTAGGAGATCCGTTTTACATAAGCGATAATGGTAATGGAAATTATCATGCTGGTGATACTTCGTATATTAACATGACAGAAGATGGACATGCAAACTATGCCAATGGTGAACTTCATGTAAATGTATTATTTAGAACTCCGTTAGATATAGATCCAGATAGAGGAGATTATATATTTCCTGAAGAACTAATTACAGTTGATACCTTTAGCGGCCTTTATAAAGTTGCAATAATTGATACTGTAATTGTAAACAACGAATTTACAACTAAACTAACAATGGTTAGAGTAAGAGATCAAGAAGATCAAACACAGACACAAAATCTTGGCGCAATAATCGAAACAGAAAATCCAAGCGAATCATTAAATCAAAAAGCAACTGACTATGCAATGAAAGTTTCAGACGCAGTAGCATCGTTCGGTACAACTGAAAATTTACAAGCATACCAAAAAGAAATACAATCACTACTAGGCGGATATCATGACTTAGGATCGATAGTTCAAAAGCAAGCAGGTTCTTTAGGATTACCTGCACTTGATATTTTTGGAAACATTGGATCAAGTCTAAGTTCAATTCAAGATAAATTAGGACAAGCGGCTTTAGGCAAAATTGGATCTTCGTTTGGAGATATACAAGGCGCACTTGGCGGACAACTAGCAAGTCTTCAAAGTCAAGCCAGTTCCTTTGCTAACCAGACCCTTTCACAGGTAAATTTAAGTGGAGGAGATGTTTTAGGAAGTATTGGATCTAAGATAAACAACACGGTTGGTAATGTAGATTTAAAACAACTTGCTGGCAATATACCATCAGCACAAGTATTAGCATCTAGTGCAAAGTCTGTAACATCAGCAATTCCAACAAACATTGAAGCGGCAGCAACAGCCAATGCTGAAAAATTAGCAAAATTAAATACACAATTTACAAATAGAGGACCTAGATAATATGCCAGAACCGGATTTTAGACGTCGAGTGCCAACAAAGGCCTCGTCAATTGGACCTTTTGAAGCAATTATTGTAAACAACTTAGATACAAAGTATATGGGTACATTACAAGTTGAATTGCTAAAAGCAACAGCATCAGGTAATCAACCAGAGCGTTCAGGACAAGTTTTTGAAGCAAGTTATCTTAGTCCATTTTATGGAGTAACACCTGTCAATGCTACATCTAAAAACGAAGGTTATAGACATACTCAACAAAGTTATGGATTTTGGGCAGTACCGCCAGATGTAGGATCTAGAGTATTAGTAATATTTGCAGAAGGCAACACAAGTAAATGTTTTTGGATTGGGTGTATCCAAGATGAATTTATGAACTTTATGGTTCCGGGATTAGCGGCAACTTCGTTACTTAAAGATTTTGATAAAAAAGCGCCTGCCGCAGAATATAATAAACTTACTACAACTGAACCAAACAAAGAACCAACAACACACAGAAAATCGGCACATGTAGATTTACTTAAAAATTATGTTATGGCAGGATTAGATAATGACGAAACACGAGGACTTACTAGTTCAAGTGCAAGGCGTGAATTACCTAGTGCAGTATTTGGCTGGAGTACGCCAGGGCCATTAGATAAGCGTCCGGGTGCGCCTAAACAAGATCTTGGGTTTAAAGGCAACAAGATACCTTGGCCTAAAAGTAGATTAGGCGGCTCTAGTTTTGTAATGGATGACGGCGATGATAAATTTTTAAGAAAAGGCCATCCTAAAGATACTGCAATGGAATATGCAAATATTGAAGCACAAGAACCAGGCGGTGATGTTACTAGACCACATAACGAATTATGCAGATGGCGTACTAGAACAGGCCATCAAATCCTTATGCATAACACAGAGGATTTAATCTATATTGCTAATGCTAGAGGAACAGCCTGGATCGAAATGACTAGCAATGGTAAAGTTGACATTTACGGTGCAGACAGTATTAGTGTACATTCTCAGCAAGACTTAAATTTTACAGCGGACCGAGATATTAACTTAACTGCCGGACAAGATGTGAATATGGTTGCTAATAAAATTAGAACAAGTTCACATGATAGTACTAGTGTTATTGCTGGTACACAATTTAGTTTAAATGCTGGTAAAGATGTTAATGTTAATTCAGGCGAAGATTTAGTTATGTATGCAAACGGCAATGGTATGTTAATTGCTGTAGAACAGCAAAACATATCTGCAGGCGCACAACTATCATTAGGTAGTACAGGAGGTCTTGGCATTGAAGGACATAATGAAGTAAAAATTACTACTGACGGTGACTATCATATGAAAGCATTAGGTAGCAGTTATATAAGTGCTGGTGCAGAAATACATCAAACAAGTACATTAAAAACTACAATGCAATCTGGAAATGTATTAGATTTAAAAGCAGTTGGTAACTTACGTATAAGAACAGACGCCGAAGGAGGCCTAACTGCTGGCGGCGCATTAAAGATTTATAGTGAAGGCAATAGCATTGACATACAAGGAAGTGCGCCAAATGCACCAACAGCGCCAACAGAAGCAGTTATACCTCCAGCACCACTTCTTGTTGATCCAACACCGCCAGAAATTGCACTTAAAAGTTCTAGAGTTCCACAACACGAACCTTGGTTTGAACATGAACATTATGATCCATTAAAGTATACACCAGACTTAACTAGAGCAGGAGTTGATCCACCAGAAACATATCCACCGAGTACTCCAGACACGTTTAATAGAACTCCAGGCGGCACAGTTGCGGGTTCAGGAAATCAACCTAATGCATATAACAATTCAGGTGCACCGGAAGGTAATCAACGATTTGATCCTATTGCAGGAGCAAATATTCCAGCAGATCCTGAACCAGTAAAAATTGAAAAACAACAACTTTCAAGATTATTTGCAAGTGCATTATTTGCTGAAGGATTTACAGAAGAGCAAGTATATGCGGCTATTGCAACAGCAGAAACTGAATCAGGACTTAAACTATCAGTTGAAAACTCTTATGGTGGAACTAGTAATGAGCGCATACGTTCAATTTTTAGTAATGCTAGAACAGTTAGTGATGCAGAACTTACAGAAATCAAAAAAGATAAAGCAACATTCTTTGAATTAGTATATGGTTACACAAGTAAAATTGGACCAGGTATGGGTAATACAACAGCAGGTGATGGCGGTAAGTTTATTGGTCGTGGATTAATTCAGTTAACAGGTAAAGCAAATTATCAGCGTTACGGAAAACTTGCAGGATTGACAAGTGCGCCAGTCACAGACTATAACCCATTTGGTGTTGACATTGTAGATGATCCTACTATTTTAATTACAGATGTTGCTAAGTCAGTTGCAGTTACAGCGGCATATTTAAAAGAGCGTTACAAAGATTTTGGTAGAGGAACACTTGGTAACTTTAGATTTGCTATTGCAGGAACTGAAAGAGGATACGAATTAGGACGTCCTAAAGATACAGGTTACTTACAAGCAAAATTACTACCAAACGGAAAATATGATCCAGACTGGATTAGAGATCCAAACAAAAGAAATGTCGTAGCAGGCGTTGATCAAAATGATCCAAGAAATGGAGTAGTATAATGGGGCAAGTAGTTATTCCAGGAACACCAATTGTTAATCCTGCAGAAGTTGCTGATAATTCAGATTGGAATGAAGCACTTGAAGCAGGCAGATTTCCAAATGGACAATTTGATTTAGAAGGTGACTATCCTAGATCAGGACCAGGACAACAATCAGGCAATGGAGGATATGTAAATAGTTCAAACCTACCTGCAATGGATCCAAATATTACTCCAGGACCATTACCTGAAGGCCCGGGTTGGGAAAAGTTAGATGCAGTGTTAACCAATGTTCTTACTCAAGATTGGAGAGAACGTGGAAATCCTGGTAATCCAAGAATATTAGAAACTTACAAAGTATGCGGAAACGCATATACAAAAGATGGCGGTGCAATGTCTCATGCTTGGTGTGCGGCATTTGTAAGTTGGGCACTATTTACTGCTGGAATTCCTGCATTACAAACCATGAGTAGTCAGGGTTGGTATAGTTGGGGCAGTGAAGTTGACTGGAAAGATACTTCGGCTATCCGTAAATGGGACGTTATTGTTTTTAAATCAAAAACACGTAGCGGAGGACATATTGGTTTTGTACAAGAAATTACTTCAAACGGTGTTATTAAAGTATTAGGTGGAAACCAAGGAAATAATGCTAAAGTTTCTAATTATCAATTTAACAGTAAAAGTCAGTACGTAAAAAGCATAAAAAGAAATTGGAGCATACCTGACGAGTACAATGTACCACTTGACGGTACTGCTCCAGCAACACCAGGATCGGATTCAACAGTATAATGCCATTAATAGCAAGAAAAGGTGATTCAGTAGCAACAGGACACGGATGTGATGGTAGTACAACATTGGATACTCCTAGTCAGAGTTTTGTTAAAATACAAGGACAACTTGTTTGCAGACTTGGCGATTTAACAGTGTCACATAGCATACCGTCAGGTGATAATTGTGTACCACATACTGCTCCTATTTCAGGATCAAGTTCTGTGGTCAAGATAGCAGGACAGTTTGTAGGTAGAGTAGGTGATGGATGTGATGCTGGGACAATAACTAGTGGCGCATCCTTTGTAAACGTAGGAGCATAAATATTAACATGAGTACTTTAGAAAAAAATCTATATGATAGGATTGCAGTTAAGCCATCCAGTACAAAACAAAAGCCTGTTGTTACAAGCAAGGCATATAGAGGATTGTCTTCAGTTAACCCTGATAACAACTCATCTACGTTATACGACTTAGCATTAATCAAGCAAGACTTACTTAATCATTTCCATATTAGACAGGGCGAAAAATTAATGAATCCTGAGTTTGGGACAATCATTTGGGATGCAATATTTGAACCATTTACAGATGAATTAAAACAATCTATTGCAGACAATGTTACTTCTATTGTAAATTACGATCCACGTATACAAGCAAATGAAATTATTGTTAGTACTTATGAAAGTGGTATACAAATTGAACTAGACTTAACCTATGTGCCGTATAATATATCAGAAAAACTAAGACTAGACTTTGATGAAAATGCAGGTCTTACAGCCTAAAAATAACGTTTATAAATGTGGTTAGCAAAATTGCTATGATGTTCTACACTAGGGTGCATATCATTTTCTGCAGTCGGAATACTTGGATCTAAAATTACAAAAGCACTATCGTAATCTACATCTAAAGAATACCAATCATCTGGGTGAGGTATTTTGTAAGGATCTTGCAAAGTAACATCTAATTCTTTTCTTGCTTCTTCTAATTGGTCTAAGACAGGTTGTGTCTCTACACTCAAATGACAAATTTTAGCACCACTTGCCGCAAGAAATCCGTGTGTCATTTGTTGTAATACTAGATTGTTGTAATATCTATCGTAAACACCCATTGGATTTAAGTAAGTATTTTTTGTAGATTTTTCTATGTAATCTTGTATTTTTTCATCTGTAGTTTTATTACTTTCTTTATGCCTGTCTAAACCTAGCAACTTGTTGAACCCTGTAATTACTGTTTGAAATCCCGAATTAGGATCAGCGATATTACAAAAAGGAACAGAAGTTCTTGCAGGCCATTGTAATGATAGTCTACTTAGGTATGTCCACATAACAATTACAATATCATCAGGATAAATGTCTTGTGCGGCTACAGCACATTGTCTTGATATTTGATTAAAACATGCCCCTCTGCGAGCATGATTTATCACAGGTAAATTTAATTTATCTGCAAGAACCTTCGGCCATGCATAATCACTAGGTTGATACAAATGAATTTCATTCCAATCAAATGAATCGCCTAATTCTAGCACTTGCTCTTCAGTAAGTTTATTACCATTTTCATCTAAAAGAGGTTGTACTACATCTGGTAAAGCATATCCCTGGGTAATAGAACAGCCAAATGTGTGCAGTGTTGTCATATTAATATTTAATACATGTTTAAAGTTGTGTATTAAATATTGGCTTAATTTAACTTATAAATAAAATACGCACTTATCTATTCTTAATAAATACATGTAACAAACGAGGAATGAAATATGTCATCTACTGACCGACAAAATAGACTGCTAGTAGCAGAGGATTGGAAGCGTATCTATCAAAGTTATAGAAACGCCGACTTTCAAAGTTATGACTTTGATAATTTAAGACGCACAATGATTAGTTATCTAAGGACTAATTACCCTGAAGATTTTAACGATTACATTGAAAGTTCTGAATACCTCGCATTAATTGATCTTATTGCATTCCTAGGTCAAAATATTGCATTCCGTATTGATCTAAATGCTAGAGAAAACTTCCTAGAACTAGCAGAGCGTAGAGAATCAGTTCTCCGTTTAGCACGGTTGCTTTCATACAATCCTAAACGTAACCAAGCCGCAGAAGGTTTATTAAAAATTAGTTCTGTCTCTACTACTGAAGATGTAGTAGATTCAAATAACTTTAATCTAGCAGGTCAGCAAATACAATGGAATGATCCGAGTAATACACAATGGTACGAGCAGTTTGTTAAAGTAATGAATGCCGCTTTGCCACAAAATGGCACTTTTGGCAAGCCAGCAAAAACAGCAACAATTAATAGTATACCGCATGAACAATATAGATTCAATGGTATTAACACAGATATACCTAAGTATTCTTTTACTAAAACTATCCAAGGTTCAAGTTTACCATTTGAAGTAGTAAGTAGTGATATTGTTAACGGAGCATTAGAAGAAGAAATTCCACTCCAAGCAAACAGTTTTGCAATGCTTTATAGAAATGATGGACAAGGACCAGCAAGTACAAATACTGGATTCTTTGCTTCTTTTAAACAGGGTTCTTTAGACTCGGGACAATTTAGTATTAATAACCCTAGTAGTAATCAAAAGGTTGACATTGACGCAACTGATATCAATAACAAAGATGTTTGGTTGTATAAATTAGATGGACAAGGCCGCGAAACAGAATATTGGACTAAAGTTGATGCTGTAGAAGGTAATAATGTTATCTATAATAGTTTAACTAAAGACGTTAGAAATTTATATTCAGTATTAACTAGAGTACAAGATAGAATTAGTTTAGTGTTTAGTGATGGTGTATTTGGTAATTTACCACAAGGTAGATTTAAAGTAGTATATCGTACAAGTGCTAATAGTCGTTATACTATTAAACCAAGTGAAATGTCAAATGTACAAATTCAAATACCTTATTTGAGTGCAGTCGGCGTACCAGAACAACTTACTTTAACACTACAATTAAAATACACAATTTCAAATAGTACAACTAGTGAAAGTGACGAAAGTATTAAAGCAAACGCTCCGGCAACATACTACACACAAAACAGAATGGTTACAGCAGAAGATTATAATGTTGCACCGTTAGCAGTAAGTCAAGAGATTGTAAAAGTAAAAACTGTTAATAGAAATGCAAGCGGAATTAGTAGATATTTTGATTTAATTGATTCTACAGGAAAATACTCCAGCACTAATTTATTTGGTAACGATGGTGTAATTTACAAAGAAACAAATAATTTAAAAACTACTTTTAATTTTGTAACTACTACTGATATTGAACAAGCAATTACTAATACAATTGAACCTATTATAAAAGATAGAAAAGTATATAATTACTATCTACAAAATTTTACAAAAATCTTAACTGGAGATTTAGGCGTAGCATGGAATAGTTCAACTCAAGATACAAATAGAAGTACAGGGTATTTTACAGATGAAAATGATGTTACTTTTAAAGTAGGAACATTTACAGCAAATAATTTAAGATTTATTGAATCGGGTACATTACTTAAATTTACTGCACCAACCGGCATGCACTTTATGACAAGTAATAAAAATGTGTTAATGTCAGGTCCTGCAGATCATCCAGGAGCAGTTGAGTATCTTTGGACAAAGGTTATTAGTGTATCAGGAAACGGAACAACAGTTGGTTCAACTGGACTAGGACCAGTTGTACTGAATGATTTAATTCCAGGAGATGCAATACTACAAGAAGTAAAACCAAAACTTGCTAACATAATTACAGATTCAGTCAAAACACAAATTGTTGATCAAGCATTTGCAACAAATACATTTGGACTACGATATGACGTTGAAACACGACAGTGGAGAATTATCACTGAACAAAATATTGATAGTATTTCAGCATTTAGTACAGGTAAAGCAGGCGACTCAAGTAACCAAAATTTAGATGCAAGTTGGATATTATATTTTAAAACTGACGGCGAACGGTACGATATTACATATCGTACATTGCGATACATATTTGAAAGTGATGCAGAAATTAAATTCTATTACGATAGTTCAGATAAAATTTATGATAATAAAACAGGTAAAATTATTAAAGATAAGATTGAAGTTTTAAATATTAATAATAAGCCTGATGTTTCAACACCATTTACATCAAATTATAATTGGGAAATTGTAAAAGAATATAGAGATGCAGACGGGTATGTAGATAGTAAGCGTATTGAAGTAAGTTTCTTTGATGCAGATGATGATGGTGTTATTGATAATCCAGAAGGATTTATTGATATTGTTGATGAAACAACTAATGTTACTACAAAATATATTTTCCAAAAGAAATATACAACATCAGATGGTATTGAAGATTATAGATTTGTAGATAACACAGTTGAAGGAATTCAAATCAAAGCAAGTGCAAGTGCAATTGGTGCTTATTCATCTTACTCAGTAGGACAAGTATTTTTTACAATTGATACTCAACTATTCCATAAACTAGATAGTACAAAGAAAAATTTACAAATTATAAAAGACTATAGAGGATTTTTAGGACGCTCTAATCTTAAATTTAGATATTTACATAGTGCTGATTATGATCAACGTATTGATCCAGCAGTAAGCAACATTATGGATTGCTATATGTTAACACGCACATACGATATTGCATACAGACAATTTTTAAACGGCGATCGTATAGTTGCACCGTTGCCGCCGAGCAGTGACGAAATGTACCGCACATATGGTACTGACTTAGATAAAATTAAATCTATTAGTGACGAAATAATTTATCATCCAGTTAGTTATAAACCATTATTTGGTACATCAGCAGAGACTAGTTTACAAGCAACATTTAAAGTAGTTACAAATAAAGATGAAGTTGTAAACAACAACGATATTAAGTCACGTGTAATTGAAGCAATTAATGTTTATTTTAATTTAGACAACTGGGAGTTCGGAGAGTCATTTTACTTCTCAGAACTATCAACCTATATTATGAATCAAATGACTCCAGATATAGTAAGTATAGTAATAGTTCCAAATGAACAAAGTCAGTCATTTGGTAGTTTATACGAAATTAAATCTGAGTCAAATGAGATTTTTATAAGTTCAGCAACAGTTGAAAATATAGAAATTATTGATGCTATTACAGCAAGCAGATTAAAAGCAACAGGAAATGTTATTACAACAAGTCAAGAAACAGTTAATACAGGAGTTACAAGTTCAACTCCATTGGCTGGATCTATTAGTAGTTCTAATAGCGGAGGATATAGTTACTAATGTCATACGACGATAATCAAAACGAGAACCCACTACCAACAGGCGGTTCCAACGGCTACTCATCAAACTCGCTATTACCTAAGTATTTTAGATCATCTAAGAATAAAAAGTTTTTAGATGCAACTCTTGATCAAATATTACAACCAGGTACAGCACAAAAGTTAAACGGCTTTTATGGCAGACGTACAGCAAAGTCTTATAGAGGTAGCGACAACTATATTGGCGATGTTTCAGTTAATAGAGAAGCATATCAATTAGAGCCAGTAGTACTTGCAAAAGATACATATGACAACGTAACATTTTATAAAGACTATAACGATTATATTAACCAAATTAAAGCGTTCGGCGGCAATGTTGATAATCATGACTTACTAAATGGTGCAGAATATTCAGCATGGAACCCAAATATTGATTGGGATAAGTTAACAAACTTCCGAGAGTACTATTGGTTACCAAATGGACCAACAGCAATTAGTATTGCAGGCCAAAGTACAGAAGTAACAAGTGCATTTAACATCACTAGTATTGACAATGGTAATAATCTTTCTTATGTTGTTAACGGAAACTTAACACAAAATCCTACGATTGAATTATTCAAAGGACAAACGTATACCTTTGTTGTATCAGCAACAGATATGCCATTTACAATACGTACAGAGCGTAGTTTAGATGCTGACACTGTTTATGAACTAGGTATTACTAATCAAAATATTGAAGAAGGTACTGTTACATTTACTGTTCCACTTAATGCACCAACTAGATTGTATTATCAAAATAGTAATAACATTAACTCCGGCGGAATTATTAGAATTGCTGAAGTTGACGAAGCAACAGCAATTGATGTAGAACAAGAAATACTTGGCAAAGCATCGTACACATCTTCTAAAGGTGTAGAGTTATTAAACGGAATGAAGTTAAACTTCATAGGTGATGTTACTCCAGCAAAGTATGCTGTAGGCAATTGGATAATTGAAGGCGTAGGAGATAGTATTTCGTTAGTTAATACTGACGATCTTGTTATACCGTTGTCGTATGCAGTTGATATTCCTGTGCAATATGATCAAGAAGAATTTGATAGTTTACCTTTTGGTAATGCGGCATCATATAGTGCTACTAAAGACTACATTGTTATTAATAGAAATTCACCTGATAAAAATGCATGGTCAAGAAACAATAACTGGTATCATAGAGCAGTTATTGAAAAAAGTGCAGAGATAAATGGACAAGTAGTTTCAATTGACCAAGCACAACGAGCAAAGCGTCCTATTATTGAATTCGACAGTGGTTTAAAATTATACAATTTTGGAACAGAAAAGAAAAACGATATTGACTTAGTTGATACAGTCACTAAAGATATCTTTTCGGTAATCGAAGGCTCAACTGGTTATAATATTGACAGCGTTGATGTTACAGATGGTATGCGTATTTTGTTTACTGCTGAAAAAGATATTAGAGCAAACGGCAAGATTTATAAAGTTAAATTTCTTAAACATAACAGTACAACACCACAAATTAGTTTAATAGAAGATACTGATGCAACTCCGTTAGAAAATGAAGTTGTATTAATACGTAAAGGTACAGTAAACGCAGGCCAGCATTATTATTATAATGGCACAGCATGGCTTGCTGGACAAGTTAAATCTAAAGTTAATCAGTCACCAATGTTTGATATGTTTGATAAAAATGGTGTTAGTTATTCAAACGCAACAACATATGAAACAAGTACATTTACTGGCAACAAAGTTTTTAGTTATAAAGAAGGTACTGGTACTGCTGATACAGAACTAGGATTTCCAATTACATATCGAGCGCTTACTAACGTAGGTGATATTACATTTAATTTTGATTTATTAACTGAAACATTTACACACCAAAGAGTTCAAAACATTTTAACAGAAAAATGCGATCAAGGATTTGTAAAAAAATATACATCATTGAATGCTTTCAAATATAAAAATGGTTGGACTAAAGCCAAGTCATTAAGTACACAACGAGTAATACGTCAGTATGATGTTGATGGTGAAATTAGTCAATTAGAAATTGATGTTTATGACAAAGCAGGTGATTTAAATGATTTAGAAGTTAGCGTATTAGTAAACAATGCACACAACTTTGATTATACATTATCACGTCAAGACGGACTAGCATTTGTAGTATTTAATAACCCATTGGATGCAGGCGACTCTGTTATTTTAAGAACAAAGTCTGCAACTAAGAAAAATTCAAATGGTTATTATGACTTTCCAACTAACTTAGAACATAATCCAAACAATATTAATTTAACTACATTTACCTTAGGCGAAGTAAATGATCATGTGTTTAGTATGATTGAAGACTTACCAGGCTTTACAGGAATATTTCCAGGAAATACAAACTTAGGTAATTTAGGTGATATTAGCACAGTTGGTAAAAAGTTTGTCCAACACGCAGGACCAATTAATAATGCATTATACCACATTACTACAAAAGAAGCAAACGTAGTAAAAGCACTTGATTTTGCAAAAAATGAATTTAGAACTTTCAAAAGATCATTTTTACAAGTTGCTGAGAACTTAGGGTTCGACGGACCTATTAAAACACATGTTGATAATGTTCTTGTTGAAGTATTAAAAAACAAAACTTCAAGCGATCCGTTTTATTTTAGTGACATGGTTCCGTACTCAGGAAATAAGCGTTTAGAATTTACAGTTTATGATCCGGAAAATAATTTCTTTAGTTTAACAAAAGCATTTGATAAAACAACACTTAGTAATAAAGCAGTAACAATTTATCAAAATGGTGTACAGTTAGCACATGGTAGAGATTATACTTTTAATACTGATGGCTTTGCTGTAATTACAGCAACAAAAGCAGACAATGATTTAATTGAAATTTTTGAATATGAAAGTACTGACGGTTGTTTTATTCCTAGTACACCAACAAAATTAGGTTTATATCCTGCATACGTTCCAGAAATAATTCTTGATGATTCGTATAGAACTCCAACAAATGTTATTATCGGACATGACGGAAGTAAAACTGTTGCATATAATGATTATAGAGATGCATTACTACTTGATTTAGAAAGAAGAATCTATAATAACATTAAATCTAAGTATGATATTACTAAACTTGATATACATGATTTTATTCCAAGTTCGTACAGAGATACAAAAATTAATATCGACAATATCGATAATGTATTATTAAGTGATTTTATTAAATGGAGTGAAAGTTTAGGCGGTATTGATTATACAACTAATAGTTTCTACGAGTTAACTGATGCTTTCACATATAATTATTCTTATATGTCTGGTCCACAGGGTCAACAGTTAAAAGGATTTTGGCGTGGCGTTTACAAAACGGCTTACGACACAGATCGTCCACATACACATCCTTGGGAGATGCTAGGCTTTACAGTTAAACCAACTTGGTTTGATACTGTTTACGGTACAGCACCATATACAAGTAATAACTTAATACTTTGGGAAGATCTTGAAGAAGGTAAAATTGCTGAGCCAGGCAAAACAGTACGTTATAATAAAAAATATAAAAGACCAGGGTTAACAAAACATATACCTGTTGACGAAAATGGTGACTTATTAAGTCCGTTACAAAGTAAGTATGCTAGAGAATATATTTCGGAATATACTAAATTAGGATTTAAATTTGGAGATCATTCACCTGCAGAGACTGCGTGGCGATCAACTAGTGATTATGCATTTAGTTTAATTAAATCTTGGTTACTAAACCAACCAGCCAAGTTTATGTCACTAGCATGGGATACTTCTCGTATTAGTAAAAACTTAGCAGAACAATTTGTATATACTGAAAGTAATCGTTCAATATCTTTAAAGGATTTAGTGTTTACTAATGTATTTGGAGATTCTAAAAGAGTGTATACATCAGGGTTAGTAGATTATATTGTTAACTATACTTTAACTAATACAGCAATAACTACTCCTGATTACAAAGAACAATTAACAAGTCTAAAATATCAATTAGGTATGAAACTTGGTGCATTTACTGATAAAGATAAAATGAAATTCATCTTAGACAGTAGAACTCCGTATAACAAGGGTAATGTATTTTTACCTAAAGAAAATTATCAAATAACTTTAAACACAAGTTCACCTGTTGAAGTAGTTTCTTATAGTGGTGTAATTATAGAAAAACAAAGTTATGGATATGTTATAAGAGGCTATGACAGAGAAAATCCAGTCTTTAAAATAAACAAAGCATTAGATCGTGCAAACGACCCGGCAGTAAATGTTGGAGGTATAAGTGAAGCATTTATTGAATGGGACGAAGATAAACAATATACTGTAGACAAGTATGTAAGATATAACTCAAGTTTTTATAGAGTAATAGAAGCACATACTTCTACTACTGCATTTGACCCAGATAAGTTTACAAAAATACCTGAGTTACCAACTAGAGGCGGTAGCACAGCAGTATTCCGTAAAAACTTTGAAACATCAATCACTGAAGTTCCATACGGAACAGTATTTGTTACTATACAGGACACAGTTGATTTTATCTTAGGATATGCGGCTCAACTTGAACAAACAGGATTTAACTTTGATTTTTATAATAGTGACACTCAAGTTGTTGAAGATTGGCGTTTCAGTACAAAAGAATTTTTATACTGGACTACACAAAACTGGTCCGCTGGTACAGTTATTGCACTAAGTCCAAGTGCTAACCAACTTAAATTTACTAGACCATATACTGTAGTAGATGACTTATATGATAATTTTTATGATTATTCTTTAATGGAAAGTACTGGTAAACCGCTACAAGGAGAATATACAAGATTAACTCGAGAGGGTAATACTTTTGCAATTAATTTATCAAACACAACAGACGGAATTTACTATGTACAACTTCCGTTAGTACAAGTTGAACATGTTGCTATACTTGATAATACTTCGGATTTTAAAGATGTGATTTATTCACCTGCATCAGGTTATAGACAAGATCGTATTAAGGTAGTAGGTTATAGAACTGCAAACTGGGATGGAACATTAAACATTCCAGGCTTTATATTTGACCAAGCAGAAGTTACAGAATGGAAACAATATAACGATTACGCAATCGGCGACACAGTCCGTTATAAAGAATACTATTATGCCGCAAAGAATAAAATTGCTGGTACTGAAAAATTTGTTGCAAACGAATGGAACAGAATAGATAAGCGTCCAGAAACTAAATTATACACAAACTTTGATTATAGAATTAATCAGTTTACAGATTTTTATGATCTTGATTCAGATAACTTTGATAATGAACAACAGCGTATGGCGCAACATTTAATTGGTTATCAGAAGCGACAGTATTTAGAAAATATTATTAACGATGATGTTAGTCAGTATAAATTCTATCAAGGGTTTATACAAGATAAAGGTACTAGAAATAGTATTGATAAATTGTTTGATGCGTTAGCAAGCGCCGATAAAGAGTCTGTAGACTTTTATGAAGAATGGGCTGTTAAAAATAGCCAGTATGGTGCAACGTCAAACTTTGACGAAATTGAATGGCAAATAGATGAATCAAAGTTTCAACTAAGTCCACAACCAATTTCT